TCTTCAAAGAGTTCATCCATTTTTTGTTGGAGAATTCTTTGGTGTAATTCTTGCAAGTCTTCTTCGGTAAGTCTTACCATTCTCTCTATAAAGAAATTTTTAACCAAGGTAATAAGGGAGGAATAACTCCCACAAGTCTTAAAAGTCCCTCAGCAAATAAAGCAAGAACCACCCAACCGACGCACATACTAATGATAGAAGCATTACGGTTGTGTCGTCGTATTGCTGCATCAATCATCTCCTGAACTTCAGAACGTGTGATAAATTCTTCTTGTTCGTGCATCATTTTTCATCGCCAAGAAATTTTGCAAGAGGGTCCCTTCGGGTTTTTACAATTTCAACTGCTCTTTTATAGAACATATTATCTGTGTTGCCAGAAGACTCAAAAGTTGCCTTGATCTTCACCCAATTATTGTAGGTGTGTTGATCCATAGGTTTATCCCTGCGATACTACTATATACTAATCGCAGTTGTTTCAACGTCAATTTTTTGTGTTCATATCGTAACACTGTTGAAGAGAATGTTAAATTTGTAACTTTTCTAAACGGAAAGGGTGGGATTCGAACCCACGGAAGCTTTCACTTCGCCAGTTTTCAAGACTGGAGCCTTCAACCACTCGACCACCTTTCCAATGGGAGGTTCAGCGAACCTCAAAATCCAAACGACGAACTTTACGTTGTCTACGTGCTTCTTGCCAAGCAATATCTTGAGAAGTCAGCACGTTTGTTTTTGAATTTTCTTTTAAAGAGTTTAACATAACAATGTGTGATAAGTCAACTGCTGAGACTTTATCTCCACGGATTGTTGCCATATTCGGACAACCACAAGTCACTGTTTTTGATAGGTGACCTATTAATTCTTTATTACAATCTTTGCATCTTATTGAAATCATTATTCTCCATCCTATTCATTGTAAGTGAGATCTTAACATCCAAACAAATTTACCATGGGATTCCATTAAATCTTGAACCAGGTTAGCAGTTGCATAAGACTTTTGATTTTCAGACTCTTCCGAAATCTCTGCCATTAAATCACAAAACTTGGTGTTATTCTCAAGGAGTTCTTGAAGCATTTCTCTTGCTCCAGTTGAACTTGCGGTCTCTTTGATTTGAGTTACCTCAAGCATTCTAGAAAGAGAACTAAGAGGTTTTACATTCAAATAACGCATGTGTTCTGAGAGACGATCGATCTCTTCAAACATAGTTTCATACTGACCACCAAAGAGTTGATGAAGTTGAGTGAAGTCTTCACCTACAACATTCCAATGAAATGCCCAAGTTTTATGGAATAAAACAAAAAGCGATGACTGTGCATCACTCAGTAGTTTATAAAGTTTTTCCATTATACTCTTTTTATTTTTATTTATCAAGTGGGCGATACTGGATTCGAACCAGTGACCATCTCCGTGTAAAGGAGGCACTCTACCGCTGAGTTAATCGCCCGGGTGAGTCGGATATGATGGTCCCGACTCGTATGGAAGAACCGAAGTCCATCCAACTCCCCCACCTCGATTCGAACGAGGAACCTTAGAGTTAACAGCTCTCTGCTCTGCCGTTGAGCTATAGGGGAATAAAGGAAGTTACTGGACTTACACCAGTTCAAAGGGCATTGTCTGCTTGTCTCGATTCTTTGACTTAACTTCCTTTGGCGTCTACTTAGTTAATCGCTAAGGACTACCAAGAGCGAAAGACGAGATTCGAACTCGCAACAACCTGCTTGGAAGGCAGGGACTCTACCGTTGAGTTACTTTCGCAATGCGACAATCATAAACTATTTAAGTTTGATTGTCAAGTGTCGATGAAAGGACTTGAACCTTCACAGATTAATCTACTGGAACCTAAACCCAGCGCGTCTACCAATTCCGCCACATCGACTTGATGGAGTAAGTGTGATATATCTCATAAGGATATAACAGGGACTTACCCTCTATCATTTTATATAGTAACAGACTCATAAGAATCTGTCAAGCGTCCTTTGAGAGATTCGAACTCCCGACTTCTTCGTTCGTAGCGAAGCACTCTAGTCCACTGAGTTAAAAGGACTTGGCGAAGGGTGAGGGATTTGAACCCCCATCGCAAGGTTTTGGAGACCTGCATCTTACCATTAGACTAACCCAACTGGTTCTGAGGGTAGGATTCGAACCCACGAATGGCGGGACCAAAACCCGCTGCCTTACCACTTGGCGACCTCAGAAGCCCTCAGTCGGATTTGAACCAACGACCTACTCATTACTAGTGAGTTGCTCTACCACTGAGCTATAAGGGCGGGGTGCCGTATGGGAATTGAACCCATCTAGTCGGTTCCACAAACCGATGCCTTACCACTAGGCTAACGACACAAGGCAGTAGATAGATTTGAACTATCGACCATAGGCATATGAGACCCGTGCTCTGCCAGACTGAGCTATACTGCCAACGGAAGTGGTTGGATTCGAACCAACGGATGCACTTAGGTACATCGGCGGATTAGCAATCCACTGCATTAGACCTCTCTGCCACACTTCCTTAATGTTGCCTTGAATTAACCTAAGTGCGATTTAGGTTGACTCAAAGCAACAATGGAAACAACTGGACTCGAACCAGTGGTCTTTCGATTATCAGTCGAATGCTTTACCAACTAAGCTATGTTTCCGTGGTATTCCTAACGGGATTCGAACCCGTGCTGCCACCTTGAAAGGGTGGTGACCTAACCGCTAGTCGATAGGAACTTAATGCTGACGGCATTCTGGATTATCAGCTCCAGCGCAAATCAGCAACGACCCATACGGGATTTGAACCCGTGATCTCCACCGTGACAGGGTGGCGTGATAGACCGCTACACTAATGGGTCAAGGTGGGACATCTCGGATTCGAACCGAGGACTAATCGGTTAAAAGCCGAATACTCTACCGCTGAGTTAATGTCCCAATAATGTGGTAAATATTGAGTTGTCGATGTTCGGTGTGGTCTCTCTCGACCACTTGATTAGAATACCACCTTTTGGACTCTGGGGGGAGATTGGTGGACACTTAGGAAACTGGTCCAAGCAATAAAAAAAGGGGAGGAAACTTTTGGTTTCTCTCCCCTGTCTTTTGCTTTTATGGATTACATCTTACATATGTCTTTCCATATCAGCAAACAGGGGAGTACCCTCAATATGCCAATCACGGCAATCAAGGTTACTAATCTGTTTGATGGTAATTTGGAAAGACATTGTTTTCGACCTAAGTGTTTTTATTTATAAGACTTTTATTTAAAAGTCAAGCGCCTCAGGTAGGATTCGAACCTACGGCTAACCGCTTAGAAGGCGGATACTCTAGTCCACTGAGTTACTGAGGCAAGAGACCTCTCTGTTTGTGCTTCTATGAGAGGCATGAGAGGGGTGAGACTTATATGAGGTTTGGACCCTCACCGCTCATATGATTATTGTACTACTCTTTTTTGCAGGTGTCAAGCCATGGTGAACAGAGTCTCATTTCTCCTCCAAGTTTCTTACACTCTTCAGTATAACACTTAGAAGTATCTAAAGGCCTCTCTATCAACCTCGACAAAGGTATTCTACTGTTGTTCGAACCCTCTGTCAAGCGTTCATAGTCACGAATGGCTTTATCCACATCCCTCTCAACTCTCCTACTCACCACAGCAGGGTCCTGGAGCAGCACATCGTTGATTACGGTGCCTGGGAACAGAACCCTCTGAACCTCGTCTAGGAGGTCCCAGAGGCGCTCCTGAGGCGCTCCAGTGCATTGTGAGAGGGTCGCTACGATTGCGCTCAATACGGCGCTTATAATGATTAACTGCTTCTTATTTGGTCTATTCTTACCAAAGTTAAAATTGAACATAAAAAAAGAGGAGTAGCAACCGCTCTCCTCTATTTATTATTAAATTTTCAGATCATTATACACGCGAGTAACAAATCCTAGCAACACCTTGACCGGGCGAAGCAATAGTAGAGAATGCACCATAGGACAAGTCAAGGTCTCTACCCGCGATATAAGGACCGCGATCATTTACACGCACAATTACCGACTTACCATTTGATTGATTGATTACACGCAATCTAGTTCCAAAGGGAAGTGTCTTATGTGCTACTGATTTACCATAAGCATTGTATCTTTCGCCATTGGCAGTTGTCTGCCCATGATATCCGTCACCAATTCCATAATGTGATGCGAGGGAACATCCGCTCGCTGCTTTTGCTGTTACGGGTGCTAATCCGACGAGACCAAAAGCAATAATTGAAAGTGTTTTAAAAAGCATTAAATTTTACAGAACTCTACATCCGTATAGAAAGGGGGTACACCCTTTTCTCAAAGGGCACTTTCCACGGCTCTAAATCATTTTCATTATCTCATAATAAAAAACCCCGCTCATAACGGGGATTTGTACATAATAAGTTAATATTTAGTTTTTGTCAATAGTTGTGATTACCGAACATCAATCTCTTGCTCATCAGTCCAATCCTGATCTTCTAAGCAAAGGTAATCAAGTTCTTGAGTTCCTTCTGGAATATTAATCCATTCATCAAATTCCGCAAGAAGTGCTTGAGCATTCTTATGACGGTCTGCTTCATGAAGAAGTTCAATTTTATTAATTGCCCACTCACGAACCAATGCTACGGGTTCGCTTTCAATCTGAGTTTCCATAGTAATCTTTTCGGAAGTATCGGGACAAGACATTGCTATTGTAGAATGCTGGTTCTCCGTTGTCAAGAGATTCGATGAGGACATTGTGGACAAAGAGTTGTCGGGTCTCTTCGTAATTTGTTTTGCCCTTTGTTTTATGTAATGATAAGATAGTTCGACTAAAATTTTCTCTGCCCAATTTGTCAATGTCTTCTTTAAGTTCCGGACAAGACCCATAGTATTTTTTCCAATCTGATTCTGATTTTACTTTTCTTTTTTTACCTTTAGGAGTTCTAAACTGCCAGAAATACTTCCTACCAATGTATTTCCTACCATTAAGATTATTCTGGATAAGATAAACAAAACCAAAATAATCTTGAATATCACTTGAAGTAAAAGGTTTCCCATTATAGAACCAAGGATTCGCATAGTCAATATCTGTACTCATCAATTATATCAAGAACTTCATTCAAATATTTATGGGCAAGTCCTTTAGCATCCCAACTTGGTTGGTCTTTATATAATCTGTCTTTTAATTTTAACACACGAACTTTTAATTCGTCTTTAGTGAGTTGATTTTTAGGCATTAAAAAAGAGGAGTGTAACCTCCTCTATCTATGTACGATTAGTTATTTGTACCTAACCATTCTTTACAATAGTCATAGTCGCCAAATATAAACTTATCACACTCTGCTGCCTCTCGGTATGCGTTCAGGATTTCCTGTTCGCACCATTCGTCATAGTTTGAATCCTGAGAAAGTATTTTTGGTAACATCATAAATCAAAAAAAGTAAATCAACCAAGAATGGAGTTTCTCCACTCCTCACTCATATTCACCATAATTGCTTCTGCTGCTTCTTGAGTATCAGCATATCCTTCATCAAGTAAGTGTGAGAGGATGAAGTCGTAGAGGTCTACTTCTTCATTAGTTTTACTTCTTCTTCTCTTCTCTCTTTCAATAACTTTTAACTGAAACTCTCTACCACTTCTGCTTCTTCCTTTTCCTGGTTCTTTTTCATCACTTCTTCTTGATACAGTATTCAATTCACTATCACTATATTTTCTATGTCTTTTAACAATATCTTTTGGTTTTTCATCACCGAAACTAAAACCACTCAAAGATTTACCAATTTTTCTACCCAATTTTGAAGAACTTTTTGGTTTTTGTTTTAGTTGAGAACTTCCAGAAGAAAAAGTTTTTCCACCTATAATACCACCAGATGCTTCATCCAACTCATTATCATAAACTTCCAAATATGCTTCTTGAAGATTGCGAAGTTCTTGTGCGTCCATTTTTACGAATACTTTTTAGGTATTTATGATAGTCCAACCTTTTGTATTCTTACTCTTCTTTCCTAAAACCGCATCATAAGTTACTCCTATTTCCTTGCAGAACTTCTTAACACCACCTTCTATAATATATTTTTTACCATCTGGAGAAATGAAGATATATTTTTTTGCTCTTGGATTATTCTTACCAGCAACTTTTAATGAGGTTTTCTTTTTACTTTCTTCACTATGTTTTTTACCACTAAATCCTTTCGTTCTTTGTCCTACTGGTTTTACTTCTCC